TCTTTTGTGATGTCAGCGATTACATCTTCACCTGACCACATACGAATTAATTTAACAGTCATTAGAAATTGTCTTTACATACAATTATAACATAAGACAAAATAAAATGCCACTACTTAAATTCACACTCAACCATTAGTTCGGTTAGACATGCAAGCATATTTATTTCCTGATCTGCAACGAATGCTACTTGGAACTGATATTTAGCCAGAACAAGAACAGCAGCAGGAATAGAACTAACGACCAAGGTTTCATACAAACTATCGTAAATACGACGGAACAATAAAGTAGTATCATTATCCAAGTTGGTATTAACCCACTTACGGACTTCAGAAAAGTTTTTTTCTTTGAGATTCTTGGTGAGATCATTGATTGAAATATCTGAAAAGGACGCTAATATTCCGGAGTCTATTTCACCTCCAACTGAGTATCTTTGACACTCATTTAACACTCTCCTCCAATCAGGAAAATGTTTATTAATTAATTCAATTATAACTTTCTTATCATAACTAATTCTTTCTAATTCTAGTATTTCTATTATTCTTTGAAAGAATCCTGCTGCTATTGTTGGTTTGTCTTTTTTGTTAACATTGAAGTCAATAACAGTACACCTACTATGTAAAGGGTCGATAATTTTGTTTTTGTAGTTACACGTAAAGATAAACCTGCAGTTTTTGGAGAACTCCTCAATAGACGCTCTGAGAAGGAGTTGTACGTCGGAAGTGGTATTGTCTGCTTCGTCAATGATGATGACTTTATGTTTCGAGTCACTCGTAAGAGATACTGTAGACGCAAAGTTCTTTGCATTCGTGCGAACAGTGTCCAGAAAACGTCCTTCATCTGATCCATTAATGACATAATAATCAACTCCTAGTTCTTTGCATAATGCTTTTGCAACTGTAGTTTTACCAATGCCTGGTGGGCCTGATAATAACATATTTGGTATCTCACCAGCATCAACAAAACCTTGAAAAGTTTTTTTAATACTTGTTGGTAAAATACAATCATCAATTTTGTCGGGTCTATATTTTTCAACCCATATAAAGTCACTCATCCGATATTCCTAAGTAAGATTTGATTGCTATTAAAGTTTCCAAAGGTATCCAAGTTGGTGTTTCATCTTGAAACTGAACTTCGACCTCTGTAATATTTTTTTGATGAAACCTATCATAAGTTTCTCTTGTGTTTCTGACAATATTAAAAGGACTCATCATTCAGCACCTCTCCATTTTTTTCTCATTATAACATACTTTTCATCGTATGCTACTTTGTCTCTCATTTTTTTGAAAACATTTGCAGAACGGGACTTTTCACAGTGTAGTGCGGTTGGCGACTGCGGTGATACGGAACCATCTCTAGCGTACTTTTTCCCACTAGGATGATTTGCATACCTGCGGGAGCGAGTAAATCCCATTTCAAGAAACTTCCTTGCCATATCCATTCCAATAAAATCCTGTTGCTCCTTATAGTCACAAAACATGGAGTAGATTTTATTAGCAGATTTGCGAGCAATATCTTCATTTACAAATCTCCAATGAGAGCATATATCGTTAGTATAAGGGCGAACCAGTAGAACCCCTTGCTCCCCTCTTCCAATACGATATAGTTTACGAGTCTCCTCGTCTGTAAAGTCAAGTCTTTTATAATCGAGATCATAATCAAATTCTTTCATAATCAATAAACTGGTATTCAGTAAACTTATATACTCCAGTATAATCTGGAAACATTTCTCTGAGTCTTCTTGTGACAGCAAGTCTACGTTCAAAGCGATTCATTCTTTCAACTTCGCTAGTGTGTCTTCTTAATATACTCTTCATGTGTTTTATTTAAAATAACGATGCGTCCGTTTTCAATGATAAATTGTAACTCATCATCGTTACTCCACATAAGTTCTTCATACAATGCGTTCAATCTACGCATATCATCATATAAGTCGTTAGGCATTAGCGATTCATTTTGGTTTCTATGTTTTCTTTGATGCTACCCATGTCAGAATAAGAAGCGTTCATACCTGACATGTTACCAGTATATCGGTCTGTGTGCATTACCTCATCAAATCCAGACCTTTCTAGTATCTTTCCTTTAATTTCTAATTGTTTCTTTTCTTTTTGTATACGTCTTAGAAACGCATAGTATATAATCTGTGTGAAATAAGCAAAAGGGTTCTTTGATTTTTCTGGATTAAAGTTATCAATATACTGTAAACAGTTTTCAATACCATCACAAATCATATCTTCTCTAAACATATAGTTTACGAAGTTTGGTTTGTATGACAGGTGTGTTGCGATTTTTAAAAAACAAGATCCTATGTAATTATTTACTCTAGGACGTGCTTCTCCAGCTTCCTCGGCAGCGTGAACTTGCTCACGATAAGCTGTTATCGCAGCGAGAAATTCTTTGTTATTTACATAGTACTCAGTTTTTTTTCTTTTCATTACTGCGTTGAATGATGTCTTTAGTATAGCAAATGAAAGGAGTTTTGTAAAGGTACTTGACAAACTGTTATTTTACCAGTAGACTAACTCTGTCAGGGGTTAAGGGATACAGCTAGCTCTTTTTAAATATATCTTCTAAAGACTTCTTGAACTTAGACACCGACCCGACATAGCCTGACTTTCTAGGTAATTTGTCTGCAGTGTTTGCTAGAGTCTTACCACTCTTCATTCTTTCCAATGTTTTCTCATAAAATTCTTTTATAGTAGGATCTACCTCAGACATTGTTACAATATGTTCCCGATTCAAAACAAACATATCCTCAAACGTCGCCGACATCCATTCCTTAAATGCAAAACCAGCAATTTCCAAAGCACCCTTCCTTGACCTCTGCACTTCTACAAGAAGAGGATCTTCTAACATAACCTTATCTTCATCTTCAAGATAGATAACCTTTGCTACTATCTCTTCACCAGTTACGATTTTTATTGTTGAATAAAATTCTTCGTCTTTCATATTAGTTTGCTCTAAGGTTTACTCTTATAACTTCATATTTAAAGTTTTCATTGTTGTATATGTTTACTCTTTCATTCAAATGCTTCAGCGTATAGTTCTGTCCACCAATGTCATCTGCAATGTCATACAACGTTGCTATGTCCTTACCTTCTCCTTTCCTGAGAACCCTACCAATTGATTGTAGGTTTCTGATTCTGGACTTTGATGGTGAAGCGAACACGATGTTGTGAAGACGCTTAATGTTAATTCCAGTTGAGAAGGTGCCGTAAGAGGCAACGATGATTGCATTTGATTCCGTCTCTGTTAGATTGCGTACTTCTTCCCTATCTTCTACGTCAGTTCCTCCGTGTACAAAAAATACTTTACGTGAGGATTCTACATTATTATTTATCAATTCGTATAATGGTGTACCATGTTTTTCTACATAGTTAAATAGCACTAGGGTGTTACCATCTAGGTCCTTGACTAGATTCTTTATGAGGTTATTTCTACCTTTATGCTCTACAAGATATTCTATTTCATCTTGATATGTCTCGAAATACTGAGGAGCATGTTTACAAAGTAGGATTTTTATCCTAAAATTAGAAAGGTAACCTTCCTTGATTAGATCATCTGTTTTAGTTACTTGTTCACACTTGCCAAACAAACCTTCTAGTACCCACTTGTGAGTCTTACTCCCATCTAGAGTACCAGTAAAACCAAACCTATACTTGGCATTGTGTAACTTAGTCATGATACCTGTCAATGACTTTGACTTAAAGAGATGTGCTTCATCACCAATTACGCAATCTATATCATCAAAATATCTTTTAGGAAATTTGTAGATAGATTGCCAAGTTGATATTATAATAGGTTTTTCAGTATTCTTATCTTTACCAGAGTAAATTTTATGTACAAAGTCGTTAGCGTTCCACCCGTAAGAAATAAAATCATTGACCATCTGCTCAACGAGGGATGTAGTTGGGACGACTATAAGTATCTTCTTTGCGGTGGCAGCATAGTATCTGACTATGGAGTAGATCATCAGAGATTTCCCACTACCCGTAGGAGAAAGTAACAACTTACGATTATTTTTTATAGCCTCGTAGACTGCCTTGTATTGGTAAGTACGAGGTTTTATATTACAAACCTTATCCATAAAGGTTTTAACACCTGCTGGTGATACAAACTTATTCTCTTCATGTATATCACCATACCATTCACTAGTCTCATACTCTATCTGGTATTGTTTTTCATGTGCCCATGTATGAAGATGTTCTGTTAGACCATGATATAATGCACCAGTAGCAGGTGAATATAATTGTATAGTACCATCCCAGTGTCTATACCTAGGATTCTTTTTTAAATATTTTGCTTCGGGAACTTCAAACGTAAAGTAATCTGCTAGTTCTCTATGAACATATTCTTCTGGAGAATGAACAGTAACGTATACTTCATTCTTCTTTTTGACTAGGAGGTGTGTCATTACTGTCCATTGATAAATTTCTCCCACTCAATAGCACTCTTGACTTGGAATCCTCTGTTTGATATTTGTTTCATTACCTGATCTAACCAGTAAAGCATTTGATCTAGGTATTTAATTTTCGCTTCTAGGTTAATGATTTCATCATCAGACTCTAGATATACTTTCATCTTTTCAGATGTCTTAATACTATTGCCAAAAGGTTTTTCGGCATATACTCTTGCGTCAGCTTCTCCTCCATAGTACTCACGCTTTTCTTTTACAAGTTTGCGAACTTCAAATTCAAGTGAGGTTTTAATCTGAGATATATCGGTATAGTGGTTTAAGTATTTATTATGGCAGAAAGGAATGTCTAATGCAATCTGTCCTAGATCAGCACTATATTGTTTATTCTTAAATTGAAAATCTACGTGACTATCTTCTGTCCAATCTGCTCTAAGTTTTTCAAATTTATTACGAAGGGTTTCAAAATTCATGCAAATGGTCTCATTCTTTCATCAAGTATATCGTACTTCTCATACTTAAACGTAACGTCAGCAAGTAAGTAGTCTACATCTCCTACTGTAGCATCAAACGGTACTCCTGACAAGCTTATTGGGAATAAATTAATAAATTCTATTACGTGATTTACATTGGAATGAGAGGTAAGAACAAACAACCTACCATTAGAATATAAATCTGGAGTTCCTTCAGCAGTTCTAGAATCAGCAAGTCCATAAGTTCTGATCCAATTATGAATAGAGTAATAATTTTTTAACTCTTCGTCTATCATAAAACGAACAGATAGATCACCAAATGATACTCCACCACTAGGAGCAATAGGTACACCTCTGAAAGGTGTCTGAACCTCAGCAAATGGCATTGATATATCTGGTATAGATGCGGATTGACAAAAGAAATCTACACCATGAAATAACTGTAGGTCTAATTTAAACCCTACAGGTATTAAAAAGTTTCTATTTTTTGGTTGCTCACTATACCAATTAGCAGCCATGTCAATTCCTTAAGCTAATTACTATTTAGTATACCACCAGTACGGTCCTTCACCAGGACCTCCTGTGTAATCATCATCGTCATCATCATCCCATGTTATATTAATGTTGGGTGGTTTCTTTTTCTTCCAACTTTTTACTGTTATAATTGTAGCTACTGTCACAGCAGATACGATAGGTGAAGCATAAATTAATATTTTTTGTAACATCTATTGCCAATACTCGTCAAGTACATCAAAGCATCTATTAAGGTATTCATTCGCTCCTATACATTCCCACTTACCTTTCTCTCCTATCTCACACTTGTAGTGTAGTTCTCTTTTGAGTTGCATGAGTCTGTTAGTCATTGCGACTTTATCTAATCTACCGTTCATGATAGTCTTTTGTTATATGTTATTATAACATATTTAATAAAAAAAGGGAACCCGAAGGTTCCCTTTGATTTGATATCGTAACCGAATTACATTAGGTTTGCAACACGTACACGTCTGTAGTACTGGTTAAGACCTGATCCGAGTGCTTCAGCATCAGGAGTACCGTTCGCTTTAACAACGAATGGGTTAGCAACCATACCATAACGTGTCTTAAATCCAATCTTAGGTTGGAATGTGTCAGGACCAATTGATCTGACCATCTGTAGGGGAACGTATGGACAATAGAAGAGTCCAGCGTCATAAGGAGATGTACCTTTGTATCCTACAACGTAGTAGTGAGTATCACTTACGTTAGCAGAGAAAGGATCAACAAATACCTTAATGCGTCCGTTGATTGTTCCAACAAGTAGATTACCTGTGTCATCAACTTCACCGATGGAAGGACCACCAGCTCCAGTTAGACCTGAAGAGTAATCAAGAGTACCAGACATGGCAAGAGCAGAAGCAACATCAGCAGAAGTGATGATGAAGTTCCCTTTTCCACGACGAGTTTGCTGTGCGATAGCGTTAGCATCTCTTTCTACTTGGAACATTAGTCCTTTGAATTTCTCAACTGACCATCTTCCATTTGAGTCAACGTCTAGGTCAAATACACCAGCATTTGCCACGTTGTTTTGTGCTCCAGACTTAGCAACTGTATAAACAGTTCTAACAACTTCTCTGTTGATTTCAGCAAGGATCTCACTAGACAAGATGTTAGCAAGTTCTTGCTCTGCATCTAATCCGTGGATTGCTTTCAAGTCTTGAGCGAGTTCTAATGTGTACTCAGCTTTTAGAGCTCTGGACTGTGCAGTCACAGAAGTCTTCTCAATGCTGAATGACATTTCTCTGAAGAGCTTTCCGCTTTCTCCTAAAGCTTCAGCATCTTCTCTTGCCATTGGCTTCTCACCACGTGCATAGTTACCAGCAGTTATACCACCACCAGTAGCATCGTTAAGAAGACCTGGGTTAGCACCTGCAACAGGGTTTGCTGTGTCATATGCATTTGCGGATGCATCAAATCCAGCAGAGAAGTCGCTGTCAGGCTCATTGAATAGAGCTTCTGCTCCATCTCTTCCTTCAAAATGTGACTTCATTGCGAAGATAAGACCTGTAGGTC